CGTTTGCAAGGTTTTCCCGTCCCATGTCGGAAAATTGACCTATGCCTGTAGGAAAGCGGCAAATGATCCGATCCTCCTCGTTCCCATCCCAAGTTTGGTAGGTTGTGGAGAGGTAAAACGAGTCCAGAGAAGGGCCGTTTTCGTTACAGGTGTTGATGGCCCAAGGGCCGGGCGTGTGGTTTGTGGTTTTCATTTATTCCCCTCCGCTTGTGCCTTCTCAATGGCAATGCGAGCCATTAAAAGAGTTTTGCAATTTTCCAGCCCGTCATGCGTTGCGCTAGTGTCTAAAACTTTACGGGAAGCTTTTTCCAGCGAAATCAATGCATCCAGCAAATCAGGAGCGGCGGCGTAAAGCGGGGCAGAACGCAAAGCCGATTGAGTTGGAAAGTATGCAATCACACTTCCCGCCTTTGCAATGCACCCCGCCATGTCTTTCCCATTGCTTTCATTATATTCTGAGCGATCAGCTCGGAGTATTTCAATTTCCGCAGGGATTCCGGCAATAGGCCCATCGCCTCGCTCGATTGCTTTATTGCAATGGTGGCGGAGTCTTTCGTTTCGTGATATGGTTTGCATAGTTTGAAATGGTTTTTGTTTATGGATTAAAAAGGTGCGCATTAGAACGAAGAAACGATGATCCCGCCCGAAAAATCGATGAGCTGCCCACGGTCTTGAATATATTCGCGGATTTTGTCATCAAGCTTGTCGTCATTGTCGCCCTTGTCCGCTCCGATTTCCTCGCACCATTCATCCATGGAGGTTCCGAAATAATCGGCAGCCCATTCCTGAAGGCTGTCATATTCTGAATAATCGCAGCGAATGGCAACATGGCAAAACTCTATTTCCTCGCCGCAATCTTCTTCCATTTGCTCCAAGTATTCTACAAGAGCATAAGCACCAAGGCGAGAAAAAGAAGAGTTTTCGTCATTGGCTAGGATTTCGGCGGCGTGTGAAGTGGATAGTGTGGTTTTCATTTGATTTGATTTCTATTTGAGTTTTTAGCATTCGGAAACCATTTCCGTTTGCTGAAAAGAGACTCGCGCAGACTCACGCGAACACCAAGAAAAAAGTGAAAAAATATTTTCTCGCCCACGCGTTTATTTTATTGACTAGCCCACGGAACCGCATCCCATGCGGCTCTGCGGGCGATTCACAAACAGAAAAAATCTTTCAAAAACATTTGTGCAAAATCTCAGCCTGTGATTTTCAGAATCAATTTTGCAAACGCTCGCCCATTTCAGGCGAAAGCGTTTTGCTTCTAATTTAGAATCATTCCAAATATTCAAAAACCATGCCAAGATCAGAAGGGAAATATTCAAGAATCATGCCAACTTTCAAAGCGAAATCTGATCCCATCAGATTGAATGCGTTTCAATTTATTGCAAGCAACAGACGGAAAATATGATTTCAATCATATTGCATCCGCGCTGCGGCTGAGGGTAGCCACGCAAGAAAACACTTGGCAAGCACTTTTTTCCAGTTACCCATAGAAACCATGGAAAATAAATTAGGCAGGCCCACAAACTACACAAAGGAGAAAGCGCAAGCCATCTGCGAAATGATAGAAAATGGAATGACGCTGCAAGCTATCTGCGAGCTTCCTGACATGCCTAGCATTTCGAGCGTGTATAATTGGCAAGACGAAAATCCTGAGTTTCTGGAATCTTACGCTCGTGCGAGAGTGCGAAAGGCTGACACGCTGGCTGATATGGTTCTTTCCGAAGCTTTCAACAGCCACGATGCGCAGATTGGCAGGCTAAGAGTTGACGCACTGAAATGGACAGCCTCCAAACTTGCGCCCAAGAAATACGGTGATAAGATCGAAGTTGAGTCTAATTCTCAGCAGAATTTCAAGATTTCTTTCTCCGTTCCAGATAGGAACACGCAAGACAGTTTGCAAAATCTCGAAGCTTTACCCGATGCGATTCCTCAGATCATAGACATCCAGCCCGAACCTGTAGAATCTGACTAGATAACGAGACACAATCTCAGCGCAGGTTTTTTGCTATACCCGAAAAAGCCGAATCTGGATAGATTCCCCGAAACTATACCCGAGCAGGATTTTGCTTCGTTCTGTCATATTTCGACAGATTCCCGCAAGTGTGGAAAATAGCTTAGTTTAAACTAAGTATAAATAAGTAAAAAGCCCGTTTGACTTTGCCTCTTTTCTCGCCATTCTTTCCCGTCCCATGTCACAAAAAACCAAGACCGAACTAGAAATTCTTTTCACCACATACGACACCAACAAAAGCCCGGAAACGGCCCACAGACTCGTTGAAATGCTGCGGGAAGAGTTTTCCTCGGTGATGAAAGAGAAAGCGATTCTGGAGGCTGATATTCGCAAGCTAGAATTATTTTTGGCTTCACAAGAATAAAAACGTTTGCGGATAGAAAAAAACCAGCTAGGAAGGAAATTCTATGGATAAATATATTGATTTTGTCCGAGCTTTATCTAAGCCGGGACAAGACATCGTTAATGAAATCACCCCGATTGATGCGCACCGTTTACACATGGCCGTGGGCATCAGCGGAGAAGCGGGCGAACTACTGGATGCAATCAAGAAGGCCGTAATCTACCGGAAGCCTCTCGACATCGCCAATGTGAGGGAAGAATGCGGGGACTTGCTTTTTTACATCACAGGAATGCTCGACAGTATCGGCAGCAATATGGATCAAGTGATTTCGGAGAATATGGACAAGCTTTCTAAGCGGTATCATTCGCTTTCCTATTCCAACACGCAAGCGATTCAACGCATGGACAAGGAACACGGGGACGAGGTGAAACTTTCGCCACCCGAAGCGGACGAAGATTTCGACCAGATTATTCCACGCACTTGCAATCTGGACGATGAAGGATGTGAATCATGCCAATAACAAAATCAACGGAATATTGGCAAGGATTCGCCGATGGACAGAAAGACATGGAAAAACAGATTGAAATGGAAAATCAGCTAGAGCGGGAAAGTGACCATCTAAACCCGAATGATTTCATCCAGAGTCTCGACATGTTTTCTGGATGGCTATTGTCACAGATTCACAACAACGGCAGTGATGAATTAGACGATGAGGGCGCGCCAATGTTTGCGAACTACGGGACAGCCACGGAAGCCGCGTTTGCAACTACGCTTGCATATTCTAGAGTATTGCGAACAATGGCGGCATGTCTTTTCAAATTGAATCAGGGAGATTTCACAGAAGAGCATTTCCACCATGAAATGGATTTCGCTTTCGATCAACTAAACAAGGAATGTGATGAAAACGACGACGAATAAAATTACGAAACTAGCGGCAGACTATCACAAGATGATTGCAAGCGACCATCACAAAGACCGAGATTGCCATTGGAGCCTAGAAACGCGCTGGTCTTATGGCAACGCTCCGGTTTATATCGTCGAACGCAATGGATACCTACATCACACAGAAACGGCTAAATTCGACAGCTATGATGGCGCATTGGCTTATTTGCGTGAGGAGTTGAAAGAAGCGATTGAAATAGAGCGATTCAATAAGGCAGAAGTCAACGGGATCAGGTTTCCCGGCGACATTCCCGGAGAGATGCGGCCATTCGAACTATGAACTGGCAAGAATACGCTTTAGAGATTGCCAAGGCAGCGGCCAAGAAATCTAAAGATCCATGGCGGAAAGTAGGGGCTTGTTTGCTGCGTCATGATAATACTGTGGCGGGAGTAGGATTTAATGGCTTCCCCGCTGGAATGCGTGAGGACTGGCAAGATCGAGATAAGCGGAGATTGTTCGTGATACATGCAGAGCAAAACGCGTTGCGATATGTAAAGCCCAACGAATGCACTTTGATTGCTGTGACATTGCTGCCGTGCAACGATTGCCTAAAGGCGATTGCAAGCCATGGAATCAAGACGGTGATTTATCAGGATATTTATGAGAGAGACAAAACTAGCATGGAACTTGCAAAAGATTTCGGTGTGGAATTGATCCATATTGGACAGTGTGACATTTCAGGAAGTTGGGATCATTCTGGAAAGCCCTCAGTTTTCACTGTGAGAAAAAAAGGAGTTGAGATTTACCGAGGCCCGTATAAAGGTGGAATTGATTTAGTGAATAAATAAATATGAAATACAAAGTAATGACACAGCAGCCCGCTAATATCGTTCAGGAATTTTTTATTGAAGCGGATTCGGAGAATGAGGCGAAAGAGAGAACGGAATCGTTGATTAAAAACGGAGAATTACCGGAGCCGCTTTATACCGCAACGGAGACTTGCGGATTGCCTGAGGTTTTCAGCGTTGAAATTGAATGAATAAAGTAATATCAACCGGGATGTCGTTTGGCTCATGTTTGGCGATGATTATTTCATGGGAAAATAATCATTCAATTCTGTGGGCGATTATCCACGGATTATTTTCATGGGCTTATGTTATTTATTTTTACTTTACAAATTAAACTATGAAACATCGCTATCATATAATCGGGCTTCCACATACAGTAACGAGTAAAGAGTTCAACGCCTGCGCATATACGCAGAAGGTTGTAAAGTTTGGCAAGATGATGACTGAGCGCGGGCATGAAGTGATTCATTACGGCCATGAAGATTCCGACTTGATTTGTTCGGAACACGTCACAGTTTTGACGAACGATGATTTTGCGAAAAGTTACGGCTCGCATGATTGGCGGAAAACTTTTTTCAAGTTCAACACGAATGATCATGCATACCAGACTTTCTACAGGAACGCGATTAAGGCAATCGGTCAGAGGAAAAAGAAGAATGATTTTATTTTACCATTTTGGGGAAGTGGAGTCAGGCCAATCTGTGATGCTCATCCGGATATGATTACAGTTGAACCCGGCATTGGATATGCTGGCGGGCACTGGGCAAGGTGGAAGGTTTGGGAATCCTATGCGATTTATCATGCCTATTGCGGCTTAAAGAATGTTGGCCAGTGCAATCAGGACTGGTATGATGTAGTGATTCCAAATTATTTCGATGAAGAAGATTTTGAATTTAATCCAAAGAAGGAAGATTATTTCTTGTATCTGGGAAGGGTTTATAGTGGCAAAGGGGTTGATGTCGCGATTCAGGCAACGGAGAGAGCGGGTGTTAAGCTTGTCATTGCAGGACAGAAAGAAGAAGGATATAAGTTGCCAGCGCACGTTGAATATGTCGGATATGCCGACGTGGTGAAGCGTAAAGAATTGATGGCAAATGCGAAGGCTAGTTTTTTGCCTTCCATGTATGTTGAGCCGTTTGGAGGAGTGCAGATTGAGAATCTACTTTGTGGAACGCCAACGATTACTACGGACTGGGGAAGCTTTGCAGAGAATAATTTGCATGGTGTTACTGGCTTTAGGTGTCGGACAATGGGAGACTTTGTGGATGCGGTGAAAAACATCGACTATATTTCTCACATGGATTGTGTTAAGTGGGCCAAGAATTTCACATTGGATAAAGTTGCGCCAATGTATGAGAAATATTTTGAGGATGTTTTGGATGTCTATGAAGGAAAAGGATGGTATTCTGATGGAAATGGAATTAATGCAATGTTTAAGGATTACCCATGATAAAACTAATTTGGCTTTACCTTGTCAGGGAATTTTACATTTTCCAGATTGTATTGATTGATATACGCACGAAATTTTTAGAATACATGCAAAAATGAAAGCTATACTTGAATTTGACCTACCAGAAGAGCAAGATGACCACAAATATGCGTTGTCTGGACTAGATGCATTGCTTGTCATTAGTGACTTGGAAAACGAAATTCGCAGCAAGTTGAGGTATGATTCTGGCGAGTTTAAGGAATTTGACATTGATCTTTATCACGATGATGGAAGCGTTGAGAATCGCAGGGTTAAAGGATGCGATGACACGCTTGAAAAAGTGTGGGATGTGTTACGCCGATTTAAGCAAGAACGAAACCTTCCAGAGCTAACGTGATAGGAGGAAGCGTCAGTCGAATCATCAAGTTAGCCGAGGAGATACGGGAAGAGGCTGACAGAGACGAAGATGTTGGGATTGTATATGCCGCGAAGCATATCATTCTAAATGCGGGTACTGTTAAGGGTAAGGTTGAACTGGATATTGCAATATCGAAAGACATAGTTCAGTCCTATGTCCAGACGTTGCTGGATGCAGACCAGTTTGAGGCAGCGGCAACGATTCTTTGGGGGCCGAATGTCTATGACTGGAGGCCAATGTCTAGTCAGAATACATGGCGATGCTTGTTTGATCAAGATAAGTTGTTGATTCAAGGTGCTGGAGCGATGGGCAAAACATTCGGTGCGGCGGCATGGTTCTTGCTGGATTGGATGCGCGATCCTCATTACACCTGTATTAAAGTTGTGTCACTTACAGCAGAACACGCGCAGCGAAACGTATTTGCAGCAATTAAGAAGTTCTATACCACTGCATTAGTTCGTCCAGAATTTGATGGAAGTGAGACACTTGTGAAGTCCATTCAGGCAAATGATGACTCTAAGAATGGCATTCACCTAGTCGCAGTTCCTAAAGGCGATAGCGGGACTGGAACACTTCGCGGTTTCCATCCTAGCCCTAGAAGTGGCAAGGCGCATCCAAAGTGGGGAAAGATGAGCCGAACCCACGTTGTGTTGGATGAGGCCGAAGAAGTTCCTGCTGGCGTCTGGGAAGGCTTACAGAACATCTTGTCTGCTGCCGATACAGAAGGTGCAAAAGGTCGAATTAAGATTTTCGCAGCAAGCAACCCCAAGGATAGGACGAGCGAGTTTGGCAAGCGTTGTGAGCCAATAGCAGGCTGGGGGTCTATTGACTGCGAGGACGACTTAGAGTGGAAGAGTCGTGATGGTTGGCACGTTCTTAGGTTGGATGCCGCTAAATGCGAAAACGTCATTGAGAAGAAAATTGTATTCCCCGGTCTTCAGACATACGAGGGTTTTCAGGCGTATGAATCCAAAGGTAAGACTGCGGAATATTACACCATGGCTAGGGGATGGTTCCCGCAAGAGGGTGTATCCATGGCGATCATTACGCCAAGCATGATGGACAATGCCATGGGAATTACACGATTTATTGGGCCTGTAGTGCCACTGTGCGCGCTCGACTTGGCTTTGGAGGGTAACGACCAAGTAATCTGTTCTTACGGCAGATTTGGGCTTTCTGACGGCTATACCCCAATGAGCGGCAAGTTTGTCGAATACAAGAATCCAAAGGTTGTCTTACAACTTGACTCACAGATTCCTTTTCCGAAAGCCGCAACGCTGGAGCAGTCCACAAATATTATCAGATTTTGTAAACAAATGCGTATAGCTCCGAATTGGGTGTGCGTTGATCGAACTGGAAACGGTGCTGGCATCCATGACTCGCTTTGCACTGTGTGGGGGGATGTGCTTGGGGTGAATTACTCTACTGCTGCGACTGATACACATATTCTTGGTGACGATTCATTGCCAGCTTCACAGCTTTATTCTGGCGTTGTGACAGAATTGATTTTCGGATTGGCGAAATATCTGGAGTTTGAGTATCTGAAAATATCCCCCGGCTTCCGAAGCGAGGAACTTGTCAGGCAGGCAACCGCTCGTCGCTACAAGCAAAAAGGCCAAGGATTGGTTCGCGTGGAGAGCAAAGGCGACTACTGCAAGCGCACAAGGCAACATTCCCCAGACGCATTGGATTCTCTATCATTATTAGTGTTTTTGCTCCGTCAACGGGGGGGCGCAATTGCTACCATGAACGATGCAAAACCCACTTTGCCAGAACGAACAAAAGCCTTGCAAGGTATAGAAAAAATGGAATATGTTGATTTTTCTGAATAAATGAATATAAATTTGATTCACGGAGATTGTCTTGAAGAAATGGAAAAACTTCCAGAAGGTAGTATAGACTTGGTTTTAACTGACCCTCCCTATGGAACGACAGCTTGCAAATGGGATAATGTGATTCCATTTGAACCGATGTGGGAACAGGTCTGGCGAGCGTCGAAACCGAATGGTGCTGCTGTATTTACAGCGAGTCAGCCATTTACGAGTGCGCTAGTGATGTCAAACCCTGAACAATTCCGAAATGAGTGGATTTGGATTAAAAATCGTGGCAGCAACTTTGCCAATACAATTCGAGAACCAATGAAAGAGCATGAAAGCGTTTTATTTTTTTCCAAAGGAAAATGGACATACAACAAGCAGATGCAGGAGCGAACTGGGGGAGGCGCAGAACGTGTGAAATATGGCGTGGCCTTCCGCTCTGAGTCAGAAAACTATCGTAAGTTCGATGGACGCGACCACCAACAATTACCAGCAATGCGTGTGCCGTCGTCGTGGCAGAAGTTTAATTGTGAAGTAGGATTCCACCCAACCCAAAAGCCAGTCGCTTTAATGGAATACCTAATCAAGACCTATACCAACGAAGGTGATACAGTCTTAGACTTCACAATGGGATCAGGAACAACGGGAGTTGCTTGTAAAAATCTAAACAGAAATTTTATAGGAATTGAACTTGATCAAACATATTTTGATATTGCCAGTAAAAGAATAAATAATCAAAGTCCTCAAATTGAATTAGAATATGCCTAAACCAATTGTTGGAATTATACCTCCGGGTGGACATCACTACATGGAAAGTGATTTCAAGATTACTGGCAGTAGTTATAAAAACCTGCTCGAAAATGTAACGAATTATCGTGCAGAGAACTACATTCCAGTTGGAGATGTTGAAGGAGATGTAACCAATTATATTTGTGGGAATTGGCCTCACTTTTGCCATGGCGTTGACATGGTTGTTGTAACGAGTGTTGCTAGTCCTACAGCTAGAACAGAGTTGATGAATGATATTTCTACTTGGGCTAGGAATATTCTTTACTCAACCGAGCGCAATCAACTTGTTAGTGATGATGTTGCAGAGGAAAGGGCCAAAATATGCAGGAATTGTCCAAATAATGTTAATTGGCGTGGCGGATGTTCTTCTTGCATTGCAGCAACAGATCGTATATGTGCAAGCGTTCGCAATGCAAGAGACACAAAATCTTCAGCAGTTTTAGGTGGATGCAGGCTATTAAGGCATGACAACAGAACTGCGATTTTCTTTGACAAAGAAAAATTGACCGAATCAAATGATTTGCCAAACTTTTGCTGGTTGAACAATAATAAATAATTATGGCAGATGTCTTGAAACCGTTACCCGCTATTGTTACCGATACCTACGCTAACAAGGCTCCACGCATTACTGATAATCAGACTAAGCCAAGGACGCTTAACGTTGAGATTGAGGATCGTTCGCCTACTAGCAACGGAGATACTGTTGATCCAAAGACACTCAAGGTAAGGCGGACGTTCAAGGATACCGCGCAGGCTCACTCTGCATATCGTCGCTTGAAACAGCAGAATGTTGAGCGCAACCGCAAGAACCAGCTAATCCAAAAAAAGCTTAATAACGAGCCTCCATATAGCGCGAAGAAGCTTGAGAGCATGGGGCAGAATTGGCGCAGTAATCGTCCAACAGGATTCTTGTCCACGATGGTTAGCCGCATTCAGCCTCCGTTCAAGCAGGTCATTGAGCAGGCTCCTACGCTTACATACACAAAGTATCCAATCGAAGGCGTCGATACCGAAAACAAGACAAAGATTTTCCGTGAAGAAATTACGAAATGTATCCGTGGATGGAAGGGGCATGACGACATCGTTTCTCAGGTAGTCCATGAAAATACCACCTTTGGCTTTTGTGGACTTTGTTGGGATGATCTTCGTGATTGGAAGCCTGACTTCCTTCGTCAAGACTACACATTCTTTTCTATCGAGACTCCGCAAGAAACTGACGCTACCCCAATCTGGGGTCGCAAGCGACGCTATCAGATTGCGGAGCTTTTGCCAGTTCTTGAAGATCCACAAATGTCAGCAATGGCAGGATGGCATATCAAGAATCTTGTTAAGGCAATCAACAATGCAATCCCTGCTGGACGCACGCTTGATGCTGATGATGATGCTCGTCGCTATGAAGACTGGATTCGTGAAGGCAGCTACGGAGCAAGCTACGAAAATGATGCGAAATATGTAGAGCTTGGCGAGCTTTTGGTTCGTGAGCCACACGGGAAGATTAGTCGATTTTTGTTTGACGATAAAAGCGGAGACGAAATTTGCACTCAGCTTGATCGCTACAATCGCATGAGCGAATGTTTAGCATTGTTCAGCGTTGAGATTGGAAGTGGTGCATTGATGTCATCTCGCGGTGCTGGGCGCGATCTTTATAACACGCATATTGCTGTTGAAAAAGCCCGTAACCTTGTTGTTGATAATTCCTACCTGTCTGGAATGCTTCTGCTCAAGAAGGGGCCAAACGCAAAGGCTGGAGCAACGCCGCTTACTGTCCATCATCCTGTCGCCTATATCGCAGAAGGATATGAAGTAATCCCGCAGAATATGCCAGCGAATGTTAATGACTTCTTGACGCTGGATCGTTTTATTTCTGGGCTTGCTGAGATTCAGATTGGCACATTCCTTCCTAGCTCCGCACTAGGAATGCGGGATCAGAAGGTTACTGCATCTGAAATCAATCGTGTTGCTGCAATCGAAAATCAAATTCGTGAAGGAATTTTGATGCGATTCACGAAACAGTATAGCAATGCTGTTGAGCGTATGCAGCGTGGCATTTGTCATCCTGAGCATATCAAAGCTGCCGCCGAGTTGAAGACAAAGCTTGACATCGCTCGACAACTTGTTCCTAACGCAGTTTGGGCTAGGGCAGATGTTGTTGACGCATTTGATCGTAGTGTAATGGAACTTCCTTCTTTCATGGTTCCATTTCAGGTTCCAGAGCATTTGGATGAGGATGCTATTTCTTGCGTTCTGAACATGCTTGAGCGCAACCTTCCTCCTTCTGATATTCTTCTTATGGCTTATAGTCCTGCTGAGGAACTGCTGCCTGATACTCAAGCTCAGAACGATCAGATTCTCGATATGATGATCCAGCGTTACATGGGAAATCCTAATGTCAACCAAGATGAGCTTCTGAAGCTTGATTGGAGCCGCAAGCTTGGTGAGAGCATTGCTAATGCAGTTATCTTGCCTAAAGACCAAGTTGAGTCTTTGGCAATTGAGGCAACTCGCCAGCAGATTATCGAGCTTCAATCTATTATCGCTGGGCAAGAGGTTCCTGTATCGCCACGCGATAATGATATGGTTCACTTGAGCGTGATGTCTCAGAAGCTGATGCCATTGATTGAAAACGCTCCCGCTGGTTCGTTGCCTCCAGAGATGGTGCAGCCCCTTAGTAAAGCTATCGAACACTTCATGGGACACGTCATGCAGGCGGAAGCCAAGGGCGCAAGCAGGGAGCAGTTGTCGGAGTTCCGCGCATCTGCTGAAAAGGCATTCATGCACCTTACAGCGGGACAAGGAACACCAATCCACCCATCATTGCAACCAGCAGCCGCGCCTCCAGTAATGAGCGGACAACGGGCCGGACGAGTGAGCCTTGGTCAATCACGCGAAGCTGGAGAAGCCACAGGAGAAATTCCAACTCAGTTTGGAATGGTGAATGAAGTTGCCAATCCCCCTAAACCTCCGACCGCTGGATAAAACATTTGCACAAATAATAAAACAACATATAAATTAAAAAATTATGGGTGGACAAACTGATGCAATGAAGACATACCGCGAGAACCAAATGAAAATTGGTGCTGGCGGTGGATTTAAGCCGATGTCTCCTACTGAAGCTGCTACTTACTCCAAATTTGGAATCAAAGAAAATCCTGCCGAAATTCTTTCTGGAGCAGCAAAGATGGTTAATCCTAATTACTCTAGGGATGTATCTGCTCCCTCGGTTGGTGAAATGAAAAATAAATAAATATGAATTGGAAGTCGGAAGACTCTGCCAAGTTCCGTGATTACTTGCAAAAAAGTGGCTTTAAGCTAAAGGCATATCTGCAATCACGAATCCCAACCTGTGATGGCAAAACGATTGAAGAAGTTGCATTGCAAGCAAAATACAAAGAAGGATTCGAGAAGGTATTGAAAGAAATTGATGATTTGATTTCTTTGAGTGAAGGTGCAGATGATAGTTCTAATGGCAATTTCACAACGATGTAATTATGGCAACTATTAAGAAACGCTTTACAAAGATTGTCACAAATAAAGCTACTGGCAGGACTCGCACTATTAAGTATGGTCAGGCTGGGAAAGCTGCTGATGGCGGAGATAGAATTAGACCTTTAACCGCTAAGGCTGATTCATATTGCGCTCGTAGCCTTGGAATCAAAAAACGCTTACCAAAGAAAAAGCAAAACGATCCAAACACTCCTAATAATTTGAGTCGCAAAAAGTGGAAGTGCAAAGGTGCAAAATCCATGAAATAAATAATTTCGCAGTATAACAAATTATACTGAGTTTAGCGGATAACTATAAACTAAATATAAATAAAATATGACAGAAACAGAAGAAAACATCGTGGAGCCAGACGTTACTGGCTTTGGGAACCCTAGCCTTGATGCTGACAGGATTGATGATTCAACAGAGTCAGCAATTGATAATCTCTTAGATGAGGTAATTAAACAACAAGAAGAACCGAATAATGAACCTGAAGAAGTCAATAGTTCAACTCCTGAACAAAATATACTTGAAGATAATGTGGCACCTGCTGTGGAAACACAAAGTCAGGAGCCAGATGCGGGAAATCAAGTTGATTCTGGACAACAACAACCAGAACAAAAACCAGAAATCGACCCTGAAATTGCAGCTATTGAGCAACCCAGAAATCTTTCGGAAAAAAACCAAAGCAACTGGCGCAAGCTCCAAGAGACTGCAAGCTCATACAAAAAGCAAGCAGAAGAAGCGGAACAACTCCGTCAAAAAATCGCGCAGCTTGAGCAAAGTCCAGCGCAGATCCCGCAAGACTACGAAGAACTAAAGAAGTTTCGTCAGATTTTCGACATCAAGAACGATCCAGAGTTTCAGTCGAAATACTCTCGTCCGATTGAATCGGCCAAGCAAAACATCTATGGTATTCTTCGCAAGAATGGGGCTTCTGAGGATGTCATTACAAGTATTGAAAAGAGTGGAGGGCCAGACAAGATCAATGATGCGTTCTGGAAGAATCCAGCCTTTGACAATATTCCATTTACTGATGCCGAGAAGCTAAAGCGAAATCTTGTTGATGTCGCAGATTTGCGAGACAAACAAGATTCTGAGATCCAATATGCCGCCGAGAACGCTGAAAAGATTCTTCAAGAGCGCGAGATGGAAAAGGGTCAGTGGTATGAGAAGACAGTCACTGAAATTGACCAAGAAATTGATACCTTAACCAAGGAACTTCCTTGGGCTAGGTATGCTGAAGTTCCTCAAGGCGCAACACCAGATCAAATTCAGCAGATTCAAAATCACAATTCTCGCGTTGCAGATCTAGCTGGCAAGTTTGAGTCCGCTCTTTGGCCTACAACCTCCAAAGATCGCGCCAATGTTGCCGCTGCTGCTGTGTTTAGTCACGTGCTTGCAGATCAATTGCGAACTGAGCAGACACAAAAGAATGCGCTTCTGGATCAAGTCAAGAAGTTGACTGCCGAGAATAATTCTTTGAAATCATCTAGCAAGCTTCCAAAGCAATCCATTTCTACTCAGTCTGCAAACAAGACAAACAGCATGAATGATCGAATCAAGATGAATGCTTCTGACGCTATTGACCTTGGATTGGATGAAGCTCTTGGTGGATAGCATCCTTTAATGATACATTTGCCCTTGTAGCTCAATGGTTAGAGCAGTCGGCTCATAACCGATTGGTTATAGGTTCAAATCCTGTCGAGGGCATTTATACTAAAGTTACAGAAGTTAGTAATAAATTATAAATATCATATTAAATAAAACCTTTTACTTAAATAAATATGGAAACAAAAATATCTCCCGACGAGAAAATTACAATGAACGCGTTAGATTCGGCTGATCCATTCTCTAGGCCGGGACGAAAGGCGCAGCCATTAAATCAGCATATCCCTAAAGGGCCAAAGCGCGACTTCTCTCATTATGACGATCCACAAGAAGTGAAAAAGCCAGAAATGAAGAAAGAAGTAGTAGAAGAACCAAAGGCTCAAAAGCGCGGTCGTAAGCCAAAGCAAGAGGTAGAAAAGGCAGAAGAATACAACAATCCGATTATAGAATCTCGGAATCAAGAGGGAATGCCTTCATATCGTTGTGAGTTTACAGGCAGAGACGTCTTTGTGGGCTTCCCGTGCTACAAAACAACCAATCCAGTTACTGCGTTTGCGCTTATTGCAATGGCATTGGACTTTGGAAAAGATAAAATCCGGTTCGATATGTCGATTGGCGATGCGATGATCTATCATTCTCGTAATAAAATCGCACAAAAGTTCCTTGAAACTGACGCAAAGTGGCTTTTGATGATTGATGATGATATTATTCCCTGCATTGGTCGCCCAAATTGGATGAAATCAACCGTTCCTAGTGCTAGGAATATGAATGATGCACCGCTACAGCGTCACGTGCTACAGAGGCTTATTGGAGCAAATAAAACGCTAATTGGCGGGGCATACTTTGGACGTCAAGAGGGCGCGCCGCTAATGTGTTCTGATCGTTCTCTTGAGCCTAAAGCTCGCGTTTATCAAGATGAGGTAGCTTCTGTTGATTGGGTGGCGACTGGATGTATGCTTGTTCACCGAAAAGTCTTCCAAGACATCGAAGAAAAGTATCCAGAACTAAAATCGCCAATCCCGAATGGCGAATTTGACTACTTCCATCCCATTAATTCATCAACCGGAGAGGATGTTTCTTTCTGTAAGCGAGCAAAAGCATCTGGACACCAACCATACATTGACTTGGGATTGCCAGTCTTCCATGTGGGATTTAAGGTGTATTGACATGGAAATAAAGCTAAAAAGAGGAGATATTCGTGAAGATGGAAAGGTATTTTGGGGATATAAAAAAAGATACAAAAATGGTCAATATTGGATGACTCCTGAACAGCTTGAAAAAACAAGAAAATTAACAACAAAAGCAAATTATTTTTGGAAAAAACAAAATCCAGAAAGAACAAGAGAAATAGTTAAAAAATATAAGAAAAAGAAAAGGGAAACAGATTTTTCATACCTTCTATGCGATAGAGTTCGCAATCTTACAACTCAAGCATTTCGGGTAAGAAAATACTCTAAAAAATCAAGAACTCATCAACTTCTTGGATGTAATTGGGATTTTTTAAAAAAACATATAGAAAATCAATTTAGAGATGGTATGTCGTGGGGAAATAGGGATAAGTGGCATATTGATCATATTATACCATTAGCAATGGCTAAATCTCAGAAAGAACTTGAGAAGTTATGTCATTGGAAAAATCTTCAACCATTATGGGCAATAGATAATCTTAAGAAAAAAAAGAAAATATTAACAAATACATGAAAAATATCTACGCTTTTTACACTAGCATTCAGACTGCAAATCAAAATGAGGAGTTTGCCTGCTCAAATTGGTGGAAAACATCATGGGAAAAACTAGGATGGAAAGCAGTCATGCTGAATCGGTCTCATGCTCAAGGCTCTCATCTCTACAATAAGCTTGCCTCTAAGATGATGAATGCTTCTAGCAGCCTTCCAGCAGAGCGCAGGAATGAGTTGGATTGGCTTATGGCGCGATTTTCTCGTTGGTGTGCGCTTCATGCTGCTGGAGGTGGATGGATGAGTGATTATGATGTGTTTAATCTAGACTTTTCTCCAGATAAAGCTGACGAGATTGAGAAAAAGCAGTCTCTTTATGTGTGCGGAGATCCAGCATACTTGTTTTACGCAACACGCGATATGTGTTCTGCGGCGATTATGAAATTTATCTCCGCAGAAATCTTTAATTTGACGGAAAAACAGATGGTTAATTCTAACGATAAGGATCTTTTGCAAAAAACTGTCAAACATTGCCAGTTTACAGCAAAAAAGAAGAAGTCTGAAGCAATGCAGTCTCTAGCGTGAAAAGATTTCTTCATTCTGGGCATATCGGAGACATCATTGCCTTCCTGCCATTGATGCGGAAGCTTGGTGGCGGGCATCTTGTTATCACGGATCATAACAAAACTCCCCAATTAATGATGGAGGGATTCAAATATGAGTCCTTAAAGCCATTACTGGAGTGCCAAGATTACATTTCAGGAGTTTCTTTCGAGAAACATCCAACAAACATTGATTGCGATGTTACTGGATTCAGAAAACACTGGGGAAAAGGAACCATTATTGAAATGCAGGCCATGGAGCTAGGAATTGAGCCTTGCATAGAAAAATGGCTTGAGGTTGAACCAAATTTAAGCCTACAAGGGAAAATTGTATGTTGTCGGTCAACTCGCTATCGCAATGAATCGTTCCCGTGGAAGGAACTTATTGATAAAATCCATGATCGTGTCGTTTTTATTGGAGTTCACGACGAATATGGCGATTTCGTCAACAAATTTGGCAAAGTAGATAGGTTTTTGACCAATAATTGTCTAGATATAGCTCAAGCAATCGCTGGAAGTGATATGTTCATTGGGAATCAATCATCCCCGTTCTGGATTGCAGCAGGATTGCATCATCCATTGCTTCAAGAGACTTGCCTAGATGTGCCAGATAGCATTGTGAAGTATAACGCAGCGCATTATTGGCTAGATAGCATGGAAATTATAAACAAAATACTTAAATGAAAGAGTCTAGCAAGGCAATGGAGCGTAGGCTTTCGTCAGAAAAACGACTACTTTTTTCTGAGATATTCAAGAATGCTGGAATTGATATTGGAGCAGGTGATGACCTAATTAAAGTTGATGGAAGCGTTGTTGGGTTTGACATGGAAGATGGAGACGCGAATCAGCTTCACGAATACTTTCCAGAAGAATCTTTCGACTTCATTCATGCTTCCCAATGCTTGGAACACATGCGCGATCCCAAAGCTGCATTGGAGTCTTGGCTGAAAGTTCTACGCAAAGATGGTTACGCAGTTATCTCTGTGCCATCGTGGGAGCTTTACGAAGGCATGATTTGGCCTAGCCGATTTAATCCAGATCACAAGTCAACTTGGTCTTTATGGCAGAAAGGCTCTCCAGCACCAACCCATGTTTGGCTACCTGAATTTTTGGAATATTTTACAATGTTTGATTACAAGTTGATTTACTGCGAGCTAATCGACACAAACTATAATTACAAAATTGGAACTTCAGTCGATCAAACGTATCCATACGAAAATCGTGTAGAAGCATTCATTGAATTTGTTCTTCGCAAGCGTTAAAAATATCTATATTCTTTTTTAACTATACACACGCTTATCTTATCATTTACGATAAGTGTAGCGTTCTAATATAGCTCCCGGAAGGCTTGAGGTATGGCAGCAGAGACACTTTTTTATTTAAAATATCTTTTTTTATTTTTTCTAACTTTTGAACTTATTGTTGACATATGATCAACTCCATTTTGGGTTG